TATGACTCAACCTTTTAGTAGACAAAGAGAGGCAATAGTTGAATCGGGTGTTGGGGCTTTGGGAAGAGGTGCGGATTTTGCTGTGAAAATTTTAGATTTTTTAAATTTAAAAAACTCTAGGTCGGCTTATAAAAACAAAATTGCCGATGAAACAGAGTCTCAAATGGTTGACCTATTGCTTAATCCTGAGTCTTTGGATGAAGTTGTAGAGGGATTGCAAGTAGTAAGACCTTATATTTATGCAACTGCACAAGGTGCATTTAGAACTCCAAGTAGCTTAGAAGAAAGTAGCCTTGGTGATGTAGAGGAAGAGGTTAAAGAAGGACAGGTTGAAAAAGCACAAAGACGATTGTTAGAATTACAAAGCCAACAAAAAGACAACCTTAGCTCACAACTAGACTCAGCACTACAAGGATTCCAACCATCAAACATCCCACTGGTTCCACCTGCTACTGCTGTTAGACCACAGGATATGTTATCTGAAACGATCTTACCTAATCCAAAAGACCGAGAGTTGGCTGAACGCCTAGCTATGGGTTCTTCAGGGATTGGCTCTTTAACTTAGATTAAAGCTGATCTACATCAAACTGAACATTCATTGTATTCCCATAAAACTTAGAAGTTTGCACTCCTAGGTTTATAAAATACTCAGCCATCTTTCTTGGGCATTTATTCTTCGCACTGGCAAGTGCAAACAACTGATCAGACAAATGCTTATCAATGGCTATAGGGGTAATGTCCTGTTCAACTCTTTGTGAGCCTTTTATTTCTTTGACAATATCTTTAGGAAAATGTCCTGCTAACATAATTGTCTCCTAGTTATACAGCTTCCCCCTCTTGCTGTTGCATTACTTTTTTGTGATTGGTCTCCACCATTAAACGGATTTGATCAATCTTCTTTCTTCTTTCTAAAGAACAAATCTCTTGCAATAACTCGTAGGTTGCTAGATCGACTGTCAAGGTTCTGTAGCCCTTGTTGTAGTCACCCATATCAATCTCCTTTATGTACTTAAAACTGAATTGTAACTGATTATAATACATTTGAACACAATATTAACACTTTATTAGCATATAAAAAAACATCAATAAAAGTGTTGAAAAGTGTTGTAATTATCTGACAATTTGTTATTATAGATATGTAGGAAATAGTTCTTACACATTGGAGAGACAATATGAACAAATTACTTAAAGACCTTGATAACGTCAACAACTTTGACTACCAAGGCATTGCATATTTTTGGGGTCATGAATACAAGCATGCTTTAAGAGATGCTACACCCAAGCAAAGAGTTAGAATTCAAAATGCAGGTCTTAACCTAGGCATTGATTTTTTAACAGCAAACAAAGATGCTTGGTATCTTATAGCCAAAGTCTTAAATCGTGATGTTAATCAGTTGGTTGACATCGAGGAGATAGCGTAATGAAACACTTTAATAATAGAAAATTTAGTTTAATGAATTACATGTGTGACATTTTGTTTGATTTCTACGAAAAAAATAAATTAGAACACATGTGTGCCTTAGAATCTCGAATGAGTGGTAACTACAAAACTGAAGACCAAAAGGAATGGTTGGAAAGATTTGGCGATGTTTGGGACAGGATTGAAAACAGAGAGGTAGAGAGAAGTGTTCACAAGTGTTGACATTCAATGCTTGTGAGAGTAAATTTAAGTTTGTTCATTTAAACAAGGAGAATCAAAATGGCAAGAACAAGAAAAGAAGAGACTTACGATCAGATGATTGCAAGATATAGAAAGGACCTTGGAAAGGATATCCATGAGACATACACAGGGCGTTGTGTCCTTGGTGATCATGGTGAGTTCACATCTACCTTTGAAGGATTCCTCAATAACCCCATAGGTTGCAACGCTTGTATACAAAAAGGCATGATCACTTGGGACAGAGACTTCAATGAAGCATTGGTTTGGGAGGCAATAAAGAAAGTTATTGCAGATAAAAATAAACCTAAAGTAGAGGAGGTGGAAAGTGACACAGTATAAAGATGTTGTAGAAAAGCAAAACCAAAAGCTCAAAGAAGAGAAAGACGCAAACACAATTACAGAGCTTGGTTGGCAAAGAGAAGAGATGGGCAAAGCCAATGTTGTCAGACACAAAAGATATAGAGATAGAGTAGAATATGAATATTCTGATAAACGCAAAAAGCCACACACAGAATGGAGATAAATTATCCATGCGGTTGGTTTGACGCAGAACAATTACCAAAGGAAGACGATGACCAAAATAACACAAGATTACAAAGGTAACTTTTATGACGAGGTTACCAAAAAACTATACAAGTGGTCAGAGTTTATGAAGCTATTAAAAGAAAGAAACGAGGGGGATAAAAAGGATGGTGCCAACAAATAAACCTATAAGCTTTGAGCAAGCTTTGTATGCTTACAAATGTCATTACCAAGACATGTACAACATGAGCAATGTAGAGATGCCCGACATTGTATCTTCATATGTGGATGCAAAAGGCGGTTGGTTTTTAAGAACCCACAACGATGAGAAATTAGCCCATGTATTAAAGTCGGGTTATGTTAAACTAAATTATTAAGAGAGGAACTCAAATGTTATTTAAAAAAAAAGACGATATCTTGTTGAACACTAGCAAGATGACAGCCAGTGAAGTGATAGAAACTTACGCTAGGCTCAACCTGTTTCAAAAGGCAGGACTGCTTAGACTATTGGTTAGAGATGTAATCTTTGAACACAATGATGAACAAATCAGTGGACTGGAGTTCAACAGCATTGAAGTAGACGGAGCTATTATTACAGCTAAGTCAGAAGATTAAAGGCGGTTGGGTATTTTGGCAACCCTTTTCATGGTCATGAACTTCCACAGTTCGGGTATAGGTCTTAGATCGTTATAGCCCATAGCAACACTAGGACCGCTACCAAAATCTACATCTTGGGCTTTCTCTAAAAATTCTTTTCTACCTATCCACCCTGCAACCATAACTGAATCGGGTATGTCGTGTGGTGTGACAAGAATGGCTACATCAGCCTTGAAGTATTTCTTTTGTTTAAATAACAAATGCCCTGCTTGAGTAAAGGTAGCCTTCACATCAAAGGACACATCGTTGTCCCACATGTCGATGTTCATATCAATGCCACCCTTGTGGATGTCATGATCTATTTGAAAGATTCTAGCCACAGCTAACTCACCTTTCACACCCAAGAGATCAATGTCGTGATCGGTGCGAGACTTATCTCTTCTTTGGTTAGCAACGCCACTGGCTCTTGCCAACTGCCAACGCAAAGATGCCGCTTGTTCGCATTCTGATAAATCCTGTCTTGAAAATCTTACTATCATAATAATCCTTTTTTCTTTTTGTAACTGTGAATGCCAACCCTAAACATGGTTCTAGCTGTGTCATTCGGTAAGTCGTGATATGCCAAGTTTAATAACCTGTTTGAAAGCATGTACATACGCTGAGGCAACCACGCCACTGCAAGGTGGGTGATTGTCTCAATACGCTTTTCTTCAAAGCCATACTCTCGTAAAAAGTCCTCTCTTTCTTTTTGAGTGTTAAACTCTGAAGCTTTACCTGCCCAGTACATGTGATCATGAATCGGTCTAGGTAAACTTTTAGCCAATTACAAATCTGTAAGTTTGATTGGCACAATTTGATTGTGTAAATTGTATGGGGTGTAGATACCTGTTTGCTCACACTTCAACAATAAGTCCAGTGCTTGTTCATTCAGAGATCGACCATACTCTACAGCTTCAGGTTCCAACTCATAAACCACATATGGATATGGATGAGTCTTTTCTATTGCAAGAAACTGAAACCTATCAACCTCAGTCAGACCTACATTTTTAGCGGCATCAAGATAGAAAGCTGCCTGTTGATGATAGCCAAATGTTTTGACTGAATGTTTAAAGCCTCTTGGTGAAGCGTCACGACAGGTTTTAAGATCAATGATCACATTGTCTTGCAACATATCGAAACGAGCTTTACACAAATGCCCAAAGTAATCGAAGACCACTGATAACTCAGTCTTGTCCTCGCCTCTTGGTTTAAATGCATCAAGAACCTCACAACGAGCCACACAAGTGTCATACAAGTCTTGTGAGACAACGCTACGATTACCGACAGAAGAAAGAAAGTCTGCATACTCTTCTTTGCCTGCCTTGGTTCTTTTGTCAACCTTAGGTGCTATGACGAACTCATCGTCAAACACATGAGGTTCTAAAAATAAACAATGTTGCAATCTACCCTCAACAAAGAATGAAGCCTCGCTGTCAGGCTTCTCTTCGTATTTATATTTGTAAGGGTCTTTCATGATGGCTGAAAGATCATGCGATCTAAAAGCACCAAGATCATTGTATTCAGGGAAAGGCATGTCGTCATACACTCCCTCTTCGTAGACCACGATATCAAAGCGTGGTTCAAAATCTATTACATCACCCATGGTATAAAAGGGGGGCTACTAAATCTATTTGTTATGGAGAATCAAATATGAAATATATATCATGACCTAGTAGCCCAAACCGTTAAAACGGGATTTGGTCCTCGATTGATTTCTTGTCATCAGCCAAGTTATCAAGAGAAGAAAACTCTGTTGACTCATCTTTTTGTAGTTTAGCACTTTCAGCTTTATTAGATGCTACCACCTCAAAAGATTCATCAATCTTATTTTGTACCCATTCGGGTAAATTTACAAACACATCGCACATATCTTTGTTGTCTTTGGCATACTCATCGACATCAAAAGCTATCTGCTCATTGGTTGTTGCAACTTTCTTAACACCACCTTCAGGGTGATAGACAGCCGTTACTTTGGGATTACCACCCGAAGTATATTCAACCTCAAGCTCACAAGTGCATCCTAAGATGTTGGTTAAATCAAAACCTTTAAGTTCATCATCGGTAAACTTTTTGTTACGCCATGAACATAAATGTAAAAACAAAGCAGACTTCTCATTAAGAGACAATGTGTATTGTTTCATGATTGAGAAAGGTTTGCCGTCTGACATCTTCTCCTCAAGTTCCCAGTATAAAAAGACACTGTGACGCTTCTTGGTTTCACCTTCATAGGTTTCGTTGTGTGTTCCCACATCAACAATTCTATAACAGGTTGCTTTATATCTACCCTTGGCAATGGTCTCAAAGTTACCGCTACCGCTATCGCTTATTGTTAAAGCCATATTTTTTCTCCTCAATAAAAATAATTATTGTTTATTTATTCCAAACAAAGTATATTGTAAGGTATTCAACACAACATAATATAGAAGTTTCACAGAGAGGGCAAGTATGGGGATCAAAAATATTAAAGGCGGAGGCAAGGAATACGACAAACCCTTGACCATGGAGTCAATGGGTAAGTTCACAGAGTTCTTAAAACAACATGGATTTGAACCTAAGAATGAAACACTGGAACCTAATCCCGAAAAACCACAAAGAGCTTACACGGTGGTTAATAACAAAAGAGCTATGTCAGGTTACTATGCTTACTATGATAACTTTGGCACACCTATTGGTTTTGCCTCTGATTATCGAACAGGACAAACTCATAACTTTAAATTATCTTCACGGAAATCTTCCGAGGTCAACTACGAAGCACTGGAAAAATTCAGAGAACAAGCAAGACAAGACCAAGAACAGAAACATTTAAAGGTCGCAAAGAAAGCCAAAATGATTTGGGATGCAGGCAAACCCTGTGACTCACATCCATACTTAGATTCTAAAAACGTACGGTCACACAACTTGAGAGAGCATAATGGCAAGCTCTTGATACCCATTATTGATGAGACAGGCAAGATGTGGTCGTTGCAGACGATCATGCCCGATGGATCAAAACGATTTCTTTCGGGTGGTCGAACAGGCGGTTGTTTCTTTTTAATAGGTACACATTTAATAAAGGAAACAAAGAAGATAGGATTTGGTGAGGGTTACGCAACTTGTGCAACAATCTTTGAAGATCAAAACATACCTATGGTGGTTTGTTTTAACGCAGGTAACTTGTTGTCTATTAATACCAAGTTCATGGAATCCATTCCAAACAAAGAGTTTATTATTTATGCAGACAATGATGCCAATGGTATTGGTGAGAAGAAAGCAATAGAAGCCGCTCAACAATCAAATGCTGAAGTAGTTATGCCAACAGAAGAAGGCATGGACTTCAACGATCAAAAAGCAGTCACTGGTGAGATCATTACCAAGAAGGTGGATGTTCCTGACTTAGTAGAGTTTGAAAAAACCACGCAAGGTCGGATCATGGCTACCACAGATAACTATCATGCACTCATGAAGACTTATGACATTGAATGTTATTACGATGTTATTAAAAAACGCATCGAGATAGAGATACCCAACTTCAAACCCATAGCAGATTTAAAAGATGAAGCACACTTAGTTGAATTAGAAAACTTGTGCATCAAGAATTTTGTACCCCATCAAAGAGTCCGTGATGCGATGAAAATCATCGCCCAAGAACACAATCCTGTTGCCCGTTGGATTGATAGTAAGCCTTGGGATGGTGTGTCTCGTGTCACGGATTTCTGCGATACCGTCACAGCAGAGGATGACAGACTCAAACACATGCTGATGAGAAAGTGGTTGCTATCTTGTGTAGCGGCGGCTTTTGAAGTTGACGGTGTATCGCTAGAAGGCTTATTAGTTTTTCAAGGCAAGCAAGGACTAGGTAAAACACTTTGGTTCAAACGCTTGGCTGAGTTCAACAAAGGTTGGTTACTAGAAGGTGCTACCCTTGATCCAAAAGATAAGGACAGCGTGAAGAAAGCCGTCAGTCATTGGATTGTAGAACTGGGAGAGTTGGAGTCTACCTTTAAGAAAGCCGACATCAACCAACTCAAAGCTTTCATTACCTCTAAGTCTGATGAGATGCGGTTGCCATATGATCGAACCTTTACCAATTATCAAAGACGGACAGCATTCTTTGCGTCAGTCAACGAACCCGAGTTCCTCATGGATGGTAGTGGTAACAGAAGGTTTTGGTGTTTAAAGGTCACAGACATCAATCCGCATCATGGGATTGACATGCAACAAATGTGGGCAGAGGTCAAAGCTACGCTTTATAAACAAGGTGAGAAGAACTGGTACCTAACGAAAGAAGAGAGAGAACTCTTGCAAGAATCTAATGAAGGGTTCAGAACTCAAGGTGCAGTCGAAGACTTACTCATGCAACATGTAGATTTCAAGCCACTGGATTCAGAGAAGAAGCCATGGCAACTCACAGCTATGCTTAGAGCTTTAGGCATACGCAACCCAAGAAACATAGATTTTAAAGATGCATCAAGGGTGTTAACAGAGTTTGGTATTGAGCCTAGAAAAACCAATGGTAAGAAAGTGTATGATGTTAGCTTGATAGATTTACCCACAGAGAGTACCGATGAACCCCTTGCATTCTAGCGATGATAGTGGGCAACCTTGGGCATCAATCGTTGTCTCTGAGTATTTTACGCACGATTTTTTTTGACACATGAGATTTGAGGCATTCACAGACGTATTCACACAGGAGTTCCAAAGCTTCACCTCAAGGATGTGGCTAGACTATTGTGATGAGACAAGCTCACCCTACGCTAAGACAAGAGATTATGCAGGGTATGTGAAGAAGAACTTCAAGTGGTTAGTCAGGGAATTTAACAGACGCAACGGTAAAGAGGAACTCAACATTAAATGAAGGCAAATAATCTTCAAGGGTGGTATGTCAAAAGAGTAAACCGATCTGATATAAAAGAATTTATAGAGAAATGGCATTACTCGAAATCGATAAATGGATGCAAAGCAAGTTTTTGTTATGCTCTTTTTAATCAAGAGAACAAAATGATGGGTGCATTATTTTATGGCGGTATGGCAATGGCTAACCAATGGAAAAAGTTCGGAGAACAAGAAAGTGATGTCATTGAGCTTAGAAGGCTTTGCTGTGTTGACGATACACCAAAAAATGCAGAAAGTTTTTTTATCGGTTGGTCTTTGAGAGAGCTTAAGAAGGACTGGGGTGGCAAGATAGTAGTCAGTTATGCGGATAAAGAGTTTGGTCATGAAGGAATTATTTACAAGGCTTCAAACTGGGACATGGTGGGAGAAACAAAAGGAGCTAGGGTTATAATATATGGCGAGAAGAGATATCACGACAAAACAATCAGAACCAAATACAAGGGCAAGCTAAAACCTTACGCACAGAAGATAAAAGATGCACTGGAAAACAAAGAAGCTTATTACAAAAATACAAAAGGAAAGTACACATATACTTACAAATTATGAAGACATCAAGTGCAAAAGCAAAAGGTAGGAAGTTACAACAGTGGGTGGTCACTAAGCTGATAGAGATACTGAGGTTAGATGCAGAGGATATAGAGAGCAGACCCATGGGTAGCCAAGGTGAAGATGTCATACT